AGAATATACTCCTGACCAGCCAGATAAAGTTATTCATTATTTTCAAAGTGATAATGAACAGGCAATGTTAGAGTTATTCATTAGCTGGTGGCAGGATAATATTCCAGATATTATTACAGGTTGGAATTGTAAGTTTTTTGATATTCCTTATATAATAAATCGGTTGAATAGATATGGATTAGAAGCAAAAGCTTTATCACCAGTAAAGAATATATATGAGAAGAATATAAAAATTGCTGGTAAAGAAAACCAAACCTATTTGATTACTGGTGTTTCGGTTCTTGATTATCTTGACCTATATAAAAAATATACTTATAAAGTTAGAGAATCATATAAGTTGGATTATATTGGTAAGGTTGAATTAGGATTAAGGAAAGATCAGGATGAAATACCGGGTTATGAACTATATAAAACTGATTATCAGAAGTTTATTAGTTATAATATAAGGGATGTTGAGATTGTAAAGAAGCTTGATGATAAGATGAAATTGCTAGATTTGATAATTACGATGGCATATGATTCTGGTATTAATTTTGAAGATGTATTTTCACCAGTAAGGACTTGGGAAGCTATTATCTATCGATTTCTTAAAGATCAAAAAATAGCTACACCAGCCAAGAAAGAACAAAGTTCAAGTAGACAAATTGAGGGAGGTTATGTTAAAGATCCACATATAGGTCTACATAAATGGGTAGTTAGTTTTGACTTGGCTAGTTTATATCCTCATTTGATACAGCAATATAATATTAGTCCAGAAACAATTATTAAAGATTATCCTAAGGCAGACGTTAATGTTGATAAGTTAGTTGGACAAGAGCTTGATACTGATTATCTTAAACAGAAAGATATGACACTTACACCTAACGGGGAACATTTTAGAACTAACGTTCAAGGGTTTCTTCCTAAGTTAATGAGTAAGATGTATAATGATAGAGTTGTTTTTAAAAAGAAAATGTTGGAAGAACAACAAAAAAAAGAAAGTGGAAATAAATCACAAGAAGTGATTAATAATATAGCGAAGTATAATAATATTCAAATGTCAAAAAAGATTTTATTAAATAGTGCCTATGGTGCATTGGCTAATCAATATTTTCTTTATTATTCACCAGAACAAGCGGAGGCTATTACAACATCAGGTCAGTTATCTATAAGATGGATTGAGAAAAGTATAAATAAATATATAAATACGTTACTATCAACAGAAGGCGCAGACTATGTCGTTGCAATCGATACGGACAGCATTTATGTCACGTTTGATAAATTGGTTAATAATGTGTTACCAGAGGGAAGTGATACTACAAAAATCGTATCCTTCTTGGATACGATCTGTAAAGATAAAATTGAATCATATATTGACACGAGTTATAAGTTACTTCATACATATGTAAATGGCTATGAACAGAAAATGTTCATGGAGCGTGAGGTAATAGCAGACAAAGGTATTTGGACTGCTAAAAAAAGATATATACTTAATGTATATAATAACGAAGGTGTAGCATATAAAGAACCCAAATTAAAAATAATGGGTATTGAAAGTGTTAGAAGTTCTACACCCGAATGGTGTCGTGTGAATCTTCATTCATTAATAGAAACTATTATTAATACGGATGAAAAAACTGTTCAAGTTGCCCTTGATGATTATCGTAGTAAATTTAAGAAATTAAGTTTTGCTAATATAGCATTTCCAAGATCAGTTCGTGGTCTAGATAAGTATAAATCTTCAAAAGACATTTATATTAAAGCAACACCAATTCATGTAAGAGGTGTTCTTCTCTATAATCATTTCTTAAGAGAACAAAATCTCACAAATAAATACGAATTAATTCGGGATGGGGATAAGATTAAATTTGCCTATCTGAAAGAACCTAATAAGATTGGTGAAAATGTTATTGCTATTTCATCCGTTTTACCAAAAGAATTTAATTTAGAAAAATATATAGATTATGATACACAATTTGATAAATCATTTCTTCAACCAGTTAAGAATATTTTAAATGCTATTGGATGGAAAAATGAGAATGTCGGTAGTTTGGAATCTTTTTTTTGAGGAGATAAATAATGGCAGTTAAAGATTTTATTAAACAATTAATCAAGGAGTCAGAAAATGATATGGCGTCGGTTGTATCCAGCGGTATTGTTGGGGATTGTAGCACTTTTGTGGATACTGGATCTTATTCGTTAAATGCATTGACATCTGGTTCGATGTATGGTGGTGTTCCGTCAAATAAAATTACTTGTTTTGCTGGTTCTGAAGCTGTCGGTAAAACTTTTATCACATTAAGTATTGCAAAGAATTTTCTTGAACAAGATAAAGATAATCTTGTAATTTATTTTGAGAGTGAAGGTGCTTTAACACAAGATATGATTTCTGAACGAGGTTTAGATACAGATCGAATTGGATTGTTTCCGGTAAGTACGGTCGAGGAGTTTAGAACCCAATGCGTTCGTATCATTGAGAATAGTAGTAAGAATAATGGTAAGATGATGATATTTTTAGATTCATTAGGTAATCTTTCTACTATGAAAGAAATGGGTGATGTTGCGGGTGGTTCCGATAAACGCGATATGACAAGAGCACCAATGATTCGTGGAACATTTCGTACACTTGCCTTGATGTTAGCAAAACATAATATTCCCTTGATAATTACTAATCACACTTATGATGCTATTGGTAGTATGTTTCCAAAGAAAGAAATTTCTGGTGGAGGTGGAATCAAGTATGCCGCATCAACCATTGTTACATTGGGTAAACGAAAACATAAAGATGGAACTGATGTTATTGGTAATATCATCAAAGCAAAATTAGTCAAGGGTAGACTAACTAAAGAGGAATCTGTTATTGAGATGATGTTGGATTATGGCAAGGGGCTAGATAAGTATTATGGTTTAGTATCGATAGCAGAGAAGTATGATATTTTTAAGAAGGTGTCAACAAGATATGAAACACCTGTAGGGAAGGCATTTGAGAAAACTATTATTAATGATCCAGAAAAGTATTTTACTGATGATGTTATGAAACAACTTGAGAAAGCTGTATTTAAGGAGTTTAATTATGGTAGTAAAGAGCAACCGGAGGACGTTTAATGCTTGGATAACATATCAAGCAATACATGCACATTTTACTAGAGATTATGATTACTTTAAGTATAATGGTAAATTGAATATGAATGAATATTCAATGGAAAAACATTTTATGAAGTATGAGGGTAAAGGATCTCATTCTGCACAAAGAACAATTTTTTCTAATCTCGGAAAGACTTTCGAAAGCAAAGAAGATTTAATATTCTTTTATTTGTCACAGGTTACTAATAACGTACCATATCCATCTATGTTTGATAGTGATTTGTATGAGGAATATAAAGAGCGAATGAATAATTTCCATTTTCATTTAAAACGTGATACTGAGGAAATTGCAACATATATGGAGGAGTGGGATAAAACCTTCGATGAAATGTTTGTTGTAAAGGGGATTAATCATCCGTCAATATTAAAAATGGCATTAATACAGACTATATCATTAGAAACCTTTGCTGTGTTGGATATTGTATTAAATTTTATCCCTAATATGGAAAAACAATTAATCGATCCAGCTTCAAAGGATTATTTGAAATTAGTAAAAAATTATAAACCATTTTTATCTATTAGTGTTGATAAGGAAAAGAAAATAATAATGGATGTTTTAAATAAAGGGTAATATGCGAACGGAAACTTTGATAATAGAGAATTTAATTCATAATGATACCTATGCGAGCCTTATTGGTATTTTTCTTAAAGAAGAATATTTTAAGGATGCCGCTGAAAAAATTATATTTAAAGAAATCCAACAACATCTTGCTGAATATCATAAACCACCAACAGTGGAATCTCTATCTGTAAAACTTACAAATAGGGATGATTTAAATGAAACAACATATAAGAATTGTTTGGATATTTTAAAAGCGTACAATAAGAAAACAGATGATGAAGAATGGTTAGTACATGAAACTGAAAAATGGGCAAAGGATCAGGCTGTATATAATGGTATTGTAGATTCTATTGCAATTTTAGAAGGTAAAGATCAGAAAACTTCTAAAGATGCAATACCAGAAATTCTTACAGAAGCGTTAGCTATTTCTTTAGACCAAAGTGTTGGCCATAGTTATATGGAGAATGGCGACGATCGCTGGGAATTTTATCATAAGAAAGAATCAAAAATTCCATTTGATATGGTAATGATGGATAAGATTACTAATGGAGGAATATCACCAAAAACACTTACAGTATTACTTGGGGGAACTGGTGTTGGTAAAACATTAGTTAAAACACATTTGGCTTGTCAGTATATGAAACAGGGATTAGATGTTTTATATATTACTATGGAAATGGCGGAAGAAAGAATAGCAGAAAGAATAGATGCGAATTTAATGGACATTGATATTGACCAATTACATATAATTCCAAAAGATAGTTTTCAGAAGAAATTAGAGAAATTAAAAATTGGTAGATTGATTGTTAAAGAATATCCAACAGCTGGTGCTCATGTTGGAAACTTCCGGGCTTTAATAAGAGAATTAAAAATTAAGAAAGATTTTACTCCAAAAGTCATTATATTAGACTACCTAAATATTTGTGCATCCAGTAGAGTTAAATGGGCGGCAAATATGAATACTTACATTTATATTAAATCTATTGCTGAGGAAGTTAGAGGATTAGCGGTAGAATGTAATGTTCCTATTATTACAAGTTCTCAATTGAATAGAGAGGGATTTGGTAGTAGTGATCCTGATTTGACTAATACGTCAGAAAGTTTTGGATTACCGGCTACTGCTGATTTAATGATGGCGATTATTGCTAAAGATGGAGATCCGGGTAGTAAGAATCAAATCCTATTTAAACAATTGAAAAATCGTTATAGTGATTTATCTATGAATAGTAAATTCTTGGTTAATGTTGTTAAAAAGAGGATGAAATTGGAGGATATTGAGGAGGATGCACAACCGGTTTTGGCGGGTGATAATAGCGGTAAATATTATGAAAAGAAGGCAGAAGCTAATACTGAGTCTAATCCATACACATTTAAAATTACCCCCAAGCTCAGAAAAGTAGACGATTGGAATATATAGTGTGTTTAAATATTATAAATATAAGAAGATAAGAATATGACTGATAAAATTAAGAAATTATTTATTGATGCGAAGGAAAAGGCCGAGAAAAAGCGAGAAAAACCAGCTGAAGGTTCTCTACTTAATATCAAATTAACTAACGCAACAGATCACTACACATTATGCCCGTTTAGGTCAATTGATGCTGATGATTGTCCATTATGTGTATTAGAAAGTCTAGACCTCTAGGAGAAGTATGAAACCGTTTAAGAGATACTTAACAGAAGAATTGTGGGAAGATTTAGATTTTCCACTTGAAGTTTTTCAGGGATTTGAATACGCAATTTCTCAAAGTTCTGCAAGGGGTGCTGTTAAAATTCGCGTACCGTCAGAAGATAGA